ATATCGGCGCAGATAGGTACCAGGGCACTCGGGATATGGGCCAGCGGCAAGGGATAGCGACCCGCCAGATAGCCATCGATCAAGGCGCCTGCATCCTGCAGGGCGATGGTGATGGCCGCCTGATCCAGCTCACCGGTCGGCGTCATGGCCAGGCGTAGCAACTCGGCCTCGCCAAAGCGGATCACCATGTCATTGACGCTGGCGTACATATCACTGCTCTCCGTTCTGGCCAGATGACTGCTCATCCTTGACCGGGTATTGCACTTCGGTCGCGGCGATCGCTGTCACCAGTTCGGCCTTCTTGAGCTTGGCCGCCTCCGGGATACCCATCTGCAGCGCCAGCTCGCGCAGCTCATCGACCTTCATCTCGGCCAGCGGCGTAACCTTACCTGCCTGGTCAGCGACTCCCGCCAGATAGCCCGAACCGGTCAGGACGCCCAGTGCTGCGTCCAGATCCCCAGGCGCCGATGGTGCATTACCTGCCTGAAGGCTGGCGTCTTCAGCCAACCGGACCCAACCGGACGACCACCAGACGCGGGTCGTTCTCCAGGGTCGCGCACTGCTCAGGCGACACAACCATCTCAGACTTGCCCGGTACAATCGGCAGGCCAGCGCGAAAATAGACCTGACGAACTGTTGACGTAATCCCCACTCGAATAGCCAGTTCCATCTCTTGTTCCATCTCATGTTTTCCTCGTCGTATCTGATAGAGAGGCTGTTTAAACCGGGGGTTAAACAGTGCCTAGCAGCTGTTTAACCCCGCTTTAAACAGGCATAACGCAGGGTTAGAGGTAGTCAGCCACCACCAGCTCCAACTTGCCTTTCAGCTCGTTGCTGCTGCTGTTTGCCAGCTCTCGCTCCAGCATCTGGGTCGCCAGCTTCTCAAGGGAGGGGTGTACCACCAACATGGTGGCCTTCACCCCGAGCTTGCGGCCGCCATCAGCCTGAAACTCCCGCATCTTGGAGTAGGCATCCCACAGGTTGTCGGGGGTCAGCGCCCGCTTGTTGGCAAAGGCCAACTGCCAGAAGCCAAAGCCTGCGGCATCGCGGCAATCGACCCCGTAGCGGAACTCCTTGCGGGTGAATACCGCTTCGTCATCGATCTTGGTCATGGCAATCAGCTGCGGTGACTTGCGATCCTGGAAGATGACCGGCTTGAGGGCGCGGCTGGTATCGAGCAGGAACCAGGGCTCCCCCTGATAACCGGCATCCACCACCACGTTGGCAGTCAAGACAGGGGTACCGGTGCCATCGGCCTTGGGATAGACCGGGTGATCGGTGTCGAAGAAATACTGGCCGTCATAGCAAGGCGTGGTGAAGCCAGCACCGAGCAGACCGAAACAGAGCTCATCGGGGTGAATGCCCGCCGAACGGCCCATCTCGGCAAACATCGGCGCGTAGATACCCAGCTCGTCATCTTCGATATCGTTGCGATCGACGCCGACGGTGGCCTCGAAGTCTTCGTTGACGATCTGGTAACCGTGCGCCTTCATCGACTCGATCACCCGATCACCGACCCACTTACGCAGATTGGGGAACTTGCCCAACCAGCCATAGGTGTTGGACTTGGTAGTCGATTTGATCACGGTGGCGATCTTGGTGTACTGGGCAGGCGCTTCACTCTTGGCGTCTTCAAAGTTCTTCTTGAAGCCGGTGAAGAGGGACTGCAACAGCGCGGGTGTAATCATGGCCATACGGGTGTTCCTTCTCTGGATAAATGGCGTGGTAGGGTCTGCGCTTAAGCCTGCTTGGCCTTGGCAAACTCCTCGTGGCTGATACCGAGCTGGTCGGCGGCATACTTGTCATCCGCCGAGAGCACCGCATTCCCCGCTCGATCGGGCAGGGTCACCTGAGTGGTCTGGCTGGCGGACAGTGCGGCAATCGCCGGACGGGGATCCAGCAACGCCTTGAGGGCAGCTACCCCTTTCTGGGCGGCATAGGCGGTCAAATACTCCTCTTCGGCGGCCACCACCTTGCCCTGGGTACGGGCTTCCTTGATCAGGGTTGCGGCATCCGTGGTTTCCACCTTGGCGCTTAAACTCGCTACCTGAGTCACCAGGGCGTTATAGGTCGCCACCGGCACGAATTGCGCCAGGTCAACTTGGCCACCCGGCTGCGCTTTGAGCGCGGCCAGCGATGCCTTCTCGGCAGTGAGTGCTGCCTCCAGCTCCGGCGCTTTCTTGGCGCTGGCCTGCAGGCTATCGAGCTCGGTGAGCGCCTTCTGCAGTTGCTCGTCAGTGGGATCGCCAGTCAGCTCGATGCCGAGCTTGGCCAGCAGCTTTTTCAGCAGTTCATTCATGGATGTCTCCTTGGAGGGGTTGGCCAGCTGGCCAGGTTGGGAAGCGGGTAGCGCACTGAGCGCCGCCAGAGCCTGCATACCCACCACACCGGGATCATTGGTGATGGCGGCCATTCGCAGTTCCAGCGGGCGGCCCTGGGCGTCATAGGGAAAGACGGCAGAAAGGAATCGGTACTCTTTGGCAGCCACCATGGCAGCGGCACGATCCGTCCAGCGCGGTTTGATAAAGAGGCCCAGCCCCTCACGCCATTCAATCTCGTCACCGTTGAACCAACCGGCAGCCGGAGCCTCCTTGCCAGTCTTTTCGATATGGAGGGTCTGGTGGTCGTAGTCGATCAGGATGTCTTGCCCGAGCGCTTTGGCTCGATTGATCAGGGTGGTGGCGATGCTCTTGTCGAGCTGCCAGTGACCACCAGGAACATCAAAGGGGCGGCCATCGCGGGCCTTGAACGGGCCGACCGGCAGCAACTGGTAGCAACCGTCGTCGCTCGGGCCAAGGGCTGCATCGAGTACGGCCAACCCCAGGGCGGCTGGTCTCGCATTCAAGATGGCCACGGCAATGGCGGAACTGGCGGCAGATAGGGGCATCACTCTCACTCCGGCTGGTCACAGCAAACCTCATTGCGGCCAGTGTCATCGAACTGAGAATTGGGTGGGGTTTATGGTGGGTTACTGCATCACGGGATGGATCGGAGGGTAAGCTGGTGGGCGGCGATACTGTTTAATGGTGTTTAAACGCCATTTTCCTGACCTATTGAAAGGGTAGACATGCCATCGTAGCCGCAAGGGGGCACCAGAGGCGCCCAGAAGCTCACGGAGCCTCGATGACCAAATAACCCTCCAGCGTCTCCAACACGCTCTGTTTATCCTCTTCTGACAGCCCCAGATAGGGTCGCTCTGGCAGGTGGGTCTCCTCACGGCCGAACTGGTGGGCGGCACCGTATGCCATGGGCGTACCAAAGTAGAGGGTCTGGGGTTCGGCCTGATAGTTGAGGGTATCGCGCAGATCGTCGTTCAGACGCAGTACCTCATCGGCATGACGCGGCTTGCGGGCACGGTACTTCTCCGAGAGCGGGGCCCAGGGCTCCCCTTCCGGGCTCTCTTGGGCATCCCAGCGATCTCGGTGCGACAGCTGCAGACCTTCGCCAATATCGGCCAGCGGCTCACTAAGATCACCGGTTTGCTGGTAGAGCTTGGCCAGCAGTTCGTGGGCATCGGCCACCCCATGGTGGCTGATGGCAATAAAGCTACCGGCCATCAGGCATCGTCCTCCATCCCTATCATGTAGGCGAATGCCTGTTCATCGGCATTGAGCAACGCTGCAGACCAGAGATCCCCCAGATACTCTGCCTCTTTGCCAGATGCCTTGGCACAAAGTGATGCCAGCGTTTTGACATCATCCAGCGTTAGCAGATCACCCGACTCAAACAAGGCGTTTGCTTGCTCCAATAGCTTCATTGTTCACTCCTTGCCATCGTCATTTGGATTTGGTGGTAGCCTGGGCGGCCTTTGTCAGCATGGCTTCGACTTGGGCGGCCAGCTCTGGGTAGTGCTCCATCAACTGCTCTCTGGCCAGAACCCACGCGGCAAATGCTTCTGCAGCCTTTTCACGGCGACTCTTGGCGCCATATTCAGTCAGCAATCCCAGCCTGCTGAGATCCGGCTCTCCTGCCCAAAAGTGAACCTGATGGCCAAGCTCATGCAACCAGGTAGAGATGCGCTGGGCAGCTGGCCCCAGTGTGTCGCCAACATTAGACGATATACTCCAGTGTAAGCGGAACGAGTCCCCACTGCTACCGCGTGGCTGCCAGGTTCGTGGGCCCTGGTTAGCCTTGGCATCCGAGATAACTTGAGCTGCCGCCGCTTGTACGGCCTGCATATCCACACCACCCAGCTTGTCGCTGGCTGCCACTTTAATCACCACATGGTCGGCCTGCGCAAAGGTAAAGCCGTTGGTCTTTGTTGCTCCACGCAAGGTGTACCAAGCCCTGACACTGTTAGGATCCATCCCCAGATATTCACCTATCGCGGGTGCTACCTTCAGGCTGGCCGCCCCCTTCCCCATCTCGCTCTGCTTGATAAACAGCGTTTTGACCGGATGCGCCTTGAGGAACGCCGCCAACGGTTCGCGCTGGGGGGCTGGCAACTTGGCCAGCAGATCACTCAGCCCCTGGGCGGTGACACCTTTGACACTGGAGAAGGCACTCTCCACTATCCGCTCTGGCAGGCGCTCGGCCAACGCAGGCTTGGCCGCTTCGCGCTTGGTCACCACCTTGGTCAGGTCGGCCGGAGTCTGGGGCCGATAATCAAAGCCGGGGTCGATACCTCTGGGGATCTTGTGCAACTCCCCGGTTGCCTTGTCCACCCACTCATATTCGCCATCGTCCGGGGCCTTGCCGACCACCAAGCCGCGCCGCTTGAGATCGGCCTCGGAGAGCAGGAACTTCTTGCACTTGCAGCCATAGCCATTGCTGGGGCTGTGCGTCTCCCACCAGGGGTGATCAACCGGCAGCACTAGGTTGTTCCACTTGAGATGCAACTCCCTAGGGTGCTCGGAGTCCCCATGACGATAGAGCGCATAGGGGCGTTTGTGCTTGATACGCTGGATCTGCTCCTCACGCCCGGCGTTATAGCTCTGGCGCAGGTTGGTCTCGAAGATGACGCGGGAACGCCACGACGCCGGGCCGGTATGCTCCCAACCGTGGCGGGCCACAATCTCCTTGAACGCCTTCTGAAAGGCCCCAATGGATTGCCCTTCACTGATCGCCTTGTCTACCGCCCCGC